AAATTCTAATTCTCCTCCACTATATTCCGATCCATCAGTTAATTGACAAGTCATAGATAGTTTTCTAACTTTGCCATTATCAGGATGACCTTCTTTTCTTTTATAGGGCTTATCCCAAGGATCTGTATGCCAATCATAATATTGATGCAGTTTATATTTTGTAAATTGACAAGATTCACTCCTATCCCATTCAAAATTCCAACCAGCATTTTTATTTGCTTCGTGAACATATGGGTGAATTTCTTTATATATCCAGGTATCATTTAACCACACTAAATCTGAATTTCTTTTTCTTTTTAAATTTTTTATTTCTTCTTTATTTAATTTTTTATCTCCATAATCACCAGTTCTAGCCATAACTTCAGCTTGGGCTAGTCCATGTTTAATTACTTCATCACAAAATCGAGGGGTAAGAGCAGAAGTAAAGTACCAGAAATAATTAGATAAATTCATAGGTTGTAGTTAAAATAAAGTTTAAAGAATCCTTTTGATTGTTAGTGATGTAATACATCTGAGTAGATGGAAACATAATAAATCTGTTATTTAAAAGTGGTATATCCCAACTTCTTCCCGCTCTTCTGTTTTGATCATAATGTATTCTAACACTACAATCTTTAACATTAACTCCATAAAGAAAAGTATAATCAGGAGAGGTGCGTAAATCTACGGGATCAATATTTAATAAGGGAATAGAGATTTCTTTTGGTTTATAAATACTTCCCCACGTTTCCTTATTTACTAAACAAAAACCATATTCTAAATTTATATGTTCTCGCACATAGGTAGTTAATTTATCCCACTCTCTGGAAAATGGAAATTCTTTGTTTGTAATTTGTGATTGTAAGATGTCAGTTTGTAATTTAGTTCTATCAATTTCAAAGCCTTTCGGCATTTGAATATCACCATAGTATAATGCTATTTCAGATAATACTTTCTTTTGCATACCACATACCTTTTTAATTTATACTTTAACGTCTGTCAAGTCCCAGGATTGAGCACCTTCATTCCACTCATATACCCATCTATGAGTACCAGCCTCATTTTGTGAAAGTTGTTCCGCAGTTAATGCAGGAGCATCACCAATTGGTGAATGCCAAGAAGCATCAGATGTATCTTTTACCCAAGAAGGATAAGGTTTTTTAGGCCAAAAAATTTGATCATCTTCATCCCAAATCATCCCTATGCCCGCATAGTTTCCTCTGAATGGAGTTCCACCTAATTTATGTTGTCCAGTAGCTGTATTGTATGAAGTTTGAATCCACATTTGTGCAGGCCAATTATTGTGTAATTCTAAATATTGTTGACCTACTGTTTCGTCTTCAACACCATCAGCATTTAACATATCTTTATTATCAAGTGTTAATACTTGAATAACTTTTCCGTTAGATCCTAGTTTTGCAAAGTGTGCCATAATGTTTCTCCTTATATCTTAAAATTAATTGTTAAACAATACATAAATATTATTGATATTTGTATCTTATTATTACTATACCTGAACCACCAGCCGCACCCGCAATGCCTGGATCGCCACCACCTCCACCACCACCACCAGTGTTAGTTCCTCCTGCTACTGCAGCGCCTGGTTTTCCACCAGCACCACCGCCGCCAGTTCCACCAGCACCTGGTCCTCTAGGACCTGCATTATGTCCGCCGCCTCCACCACCGCCAGCATAAGCCACTGGACTTGCACTAATTTCTGTTGTTGCACCAGCACCACCTACACCTCCGGTTCCAGTAGGAGGATTTGGGAATGGCACATCTGCTGCTGCAGCTGTTGCTCCACCACCTCCACCACCTAACATATAAGTAGTTGCATCAGAAGATCCTTTTCCACCTCCATTTCCTTGAGGAGGACTTACTGGAGGAGTATTTCCTGTTCCACCAGGTCTTCCATTCGGGGGTCCGTTTGGATTACTTGTTCCGCCACCGCCACCAGATCCACCGGGTTTTCCAGTAGCTACACAAATTGGAACAGCACCGGGACCACCTGCTCCACCACCGCCAGCTGTAGCTGTTATTGATGAAAAAATTGAAGGATTTCCATTAGTTCCTCGGGAATCTGGGCTAGGACTTGCAGGGTGACCTGCTCCTCCTCCGCCTACTGTTATAGGATAACCTGTCGCTGTAACGGGTACACCTGTGGGTGCTCTTAATGGAGATCCTGTATAAGAATCATTTAAACCTAAACCTTCTCTAAAACCACCTGCACCTCCTCCAGCTACGGCATCATTCCCACCGCCGCCACCACCACCAGCGACTACTAAATAAGAAACTGTGTTTGAACCTGCTGCATTACCTGCACAAGAAACTGTAAAAGTTCCAGGGCCTGTAAATTTATGAATTTTGTAATTACCACAAGTAGTAACTGTATTTCCCCCTGATGCGGCTATATATTTTATTTCTGCTACTGGCTCAGCATTATCATTAACGGGAAGCCAACCTTGTGTTCCATCTACATACACTAAAGTTTTTGATTCTCTATTTATAGTCATTAGTGCATCTTCTGTAAAACCTTCTATTTTAGAACTATTTCTACCAATAGTTAAATTAGCAATATTAAAATTTCCTGTATAATCTGCAAAAGCAACTATATCTCCAGCACTTGGTGATGCTGGTAATGTAGCTGTAAATGCTCCACCATCCGTATTACAAAAATACCCCTTGCCTGATACTGCTGTAAATCCTGTTGTTTTAATTGAACCTGTCTGCCAGTCTACAGTTCCTGTTCTACCAAATCCTGTTTGTGTTCCATTGTTTGTAATTGTTGCACCAGAAGGAATAACAAAAGAATCTCCACTATCTCCTAATGTAACAGTACCACAATTTGTTCTTGGACTAATTTTATTTACTTTAACTTCACTCATAATTTTTTATTAGGCTACAAATGTACCTGGTCCGGTAAATATTCTTACTGTGTCAGACCCACATGTTTGAACTAAATTTCCTCCACTTACGGTAGGAGAAGCACATGCTGTTACGTGCCTTATAATAACTATTCCAGATCCACCAACTGCACCAACCGGAGAAGCGGGTGAACCATAATCTCTAGCACCTCCACCACCACCACCCATATTGGCTGTTCCTGCACAACCAATTACTTGAGCAGGACTAGCACCATTAGTAGCATTACCGCCGCCACCGACACCACCTTGTACTGTTCCACTTCCTGTTGGTCCTGAAGCTGTTCCGGCACCACCACCACCAAAATATCTTCCTGGACTTGGGCCTGGTTCGCCATAAGTTGGCACTTGAGGTATTGAGCCTAAAATCGATGTATTTCTTCCAGCGCCTCCTGCTGCACCAGTTGGACTATTATTAGATCCAGCTGCGCCTGCGCCACCGCCACCACCACTATTATAAGGAAAACCACTTGTTGCTCCTGTTCCTCCTGGAAACCCTTGAGGTCCTCCTAAAGGAGCTGCAAAAGGAGGAGTATTTCCTGCCCCAAATGCTGTATTTCCAGATGGACCTTTTTTAGCGCCGCCTCCTGATCCACCATCTGCAAAACCATTACAAGCTGGAGCACATGCACCCGCTTGACCACTAGTTCCACCACCTGTGCTTGTTATTGTTGAAAAAATTGAATTACTTCCTTTTCTAGGACCACCTGGATTACCTGGAACTCCATTTCCTCCTGCACCTACAGTAATTGGATAAGAAGTAGCTCTTGTTACTTCAAAACATTTACCTGAAATTTCTCTCATACCTCCGCCTCCACCACCAGCGCCTTGATAATCATTATCTACTCCACCACCACCTGCTAACACCATGTATTGTAAATTGTATACTGGTTCCTCTCCTGTTTGAGTGTCTTGTGCATTTTGAACATTAACCCAACCTGATGTTGCATCAGTATAAACCAATGTTACTGATTGACCATCAACAGTTAAAACCAAATCTCCTCCAGCAGCAGCTGGGTAACCAATTTTTTCAGTACCATTAGGATTAATAGTACAATTATTGCTATTAAAAGTTCTCTTATAATCTGCAATAGATACAATAGCTCCCGCAGAACCCGCTGGTAAATTTACTGTCGCTGTTCCACTACTTGTATCTACAAAATAACCTTCACCATTAACCGCAGTAAAAGTTCCTGTTTTAATTGAACCTGTTTGCCAATCAACAGAACCTTCTCTACCGAAACCTGTTTGTGACGCTCCTGATGCTAAAGTAATTGTATCTCCTGAAGCTCCTAAAGTTATAGTAGTTCCAGATTGACTAATTAAATTACCACCATCAGATGCTTGTAAATTATTTCCTGCACTTCTAATATTATCAGATCCAGCTCCAACTGTAACAGTTGTGCCACACTTTTTAATTATATCTGTGCCTGGTTGATTTTGTACGTTGTCTACTTTTATTGTTGATGCCATAATTTTATTTTACCATATCCTATTGAAATTTATACCTTATAATTACTACTCCTGAACCACCTGTGCCACCTGTGCAAGGATTTGCATTTCCTGAACCTCCTCCACCACCGCCAGAATTAGCTGTACCTGCAGTTGCACCACCTCCAGTACTTGGTGATCCGCCGGTTCCACCACCGCCTGCACCACCAGGTTGTTGTTGACCTGAAGTATCATTTCCTCCACCGCCACCTCCGGCTCTTGCGACTGGACTTCCTGTAATACAAGAAGTTGCGCCTGCACCTCCTGCGCCTGAATTAGGACTTCCGCCAGTATTTCCTCCTACAGCAGTAGCTCCTCCACCACCTGCACCTGCTCCATTTGAAGTATTACCATTTCCTCCAGCTGATCCTTGAGGTGGACTAACGGGAGGTGTATTACCTGCTCCTCCACAAAC